GCCTTAACATACGTAATACAACTGATGACGCAGATATTATTCTATCCTCTGATGATGGTAGTGGTGGTGTTACAGCTTATTTGACTCTTGATGGTAGTGCTACAACTATCAACTTTGCAAAAAATGCCACATTTCCAGATGATGTAAAAATAGTATCTGGCACAGGTGGAGATTTAGAAATATTCCACAATGGTTCAAATAGCGTAATTAAAGACACAGGCACAGGCAATCTAAACTTAATATCAAATGGTGCAGAAATACAGCTTCTGGGAGCCTCTGGTGGTGATTACATGGGAAGATTTATCAGCAATGGCTCTGTTGAGCTTTATGAGGATAATGCCAAAAAATTTGAAACTACTAGCTCAGGCATACAAGTTACAGGCACAGTAAATGTTAATGGTGCATACACTTTACCTACTTCTGATGGCTCAAATGGACAAGTCTTGCAAACAAATGGTAGTGGAACATTATCTTTTGCCTCTGCCTCAGGCACAACTATAAACAACAACGCAAACAATAGGCTTATAACAGGGAGTGGCACAGCTAACACATTAGAAGGAGAGGCAAATGCTACATGGAATGGAAATACCCTAGCACTGACAGCAGGAACAGGAAATACTGGTATATCTTTAACTGATGGCTCAACAAACTATGGTTTTATCGGTGGTGGTAATGCACTCAAATCTGGTGGTAGTGCTAACGATTTTTCATTTAGAACAGATACTGGCTCTATAGACTTTTACACTAATGGTCAAAATTTGAGATTTGCTATTGAGTCGGATGGTGTAATTAACACAAGTGAGTTAGTTCGCATTGGTAGTGGTAGCACATTTGAAAATGAAGCATTGAATGTCAAGAAAACAGGTAGTAATGATGATGCAGTTTTAGCCCTTGATAGCGATACTGGTGATGCTTCTTTTTACAGATTCATTAGATTTTATAAGAAAAACAATAATGAAAGTCTAGCTAAACTTGATTATGACAATTCTGCTGATACTGTTGGTCTTGCTGTTGAATCTGATGAAAGATACAAGGAGATTATTGGACCAGCAGTTGGTTTAGATTTAATTTCAAGATTAGAGCCAATTAAATATACAAGAAAAGATACAGGTGTAACTGATGGATGTGGTTTTGGCGCTCAGTCGTATAAAAAAGCATTTGATGATATTGGAGAATATGCTAGAGGTGTAACAGTTGGCTCAGATACAGTTAAGTGGGAATTAGATTATGCACCTTTAGTTCCTAATTTAGTCAAAGCTATACAAGAACAACAAGAGCAAATAGAAATGTTAAAAAACAAAATACAAGAACTAGAGGGAGAAAAGTAATGGCAATAAATTTTCAGTGGGATGTTTCTAACTGTCATGTATATCCAAGTAAGAGTGGCAAATCAAATGTTGTTTACAAAGTAAATTACAAATTGAAGGCCACAGACGATACAAATGTTGATAGTGATGGTAAGAATTATTTTGCAGAGGATAATGGAAGGGTTTATTTAGACACGTCTGATTTATCAAGTTTTATAAATTGGTCAAGCCTAAATGCCTCTGATGTGCAGGGTTGGGTAGAAAGTGCAATTGGCTCTAGTAATGTTACAGATATTAAAGCAAAACTTGAACAGGATATAGCAAAAAAAATAAATCCAAGTTCAGTAGCGAAACAATTAAGCTCATAGTGGTAAAAAAAATAATGTGGACACAAATAAACAATGAATTTAAAATGTTTTTATTAGGAGATAAAAATTATGGCAGATGCTAAAAAAACCAACGTAGATGAAAGAGTATTGACCATCACAAAAGAAGGTCAAGAAAATGTAGAGGTAAAATTTTCAGACTTAGATGATGAGGGTAAAGTTTTATTCAACAAGTTTTGGCTAATAAAAAAAGAAAAAGAAACTTTTATTAGTGAGTCAAATTTTAAGGTTGAGCAGCTAAATATCTTAGAAAAATCTTATTTGAGTATTTTACAATCGTTTTTGGAAAAACCTGATGGCGAAGAAAAGAAAGATAATGAATCCAGTATCAAGACTTGAGCAATTTGAAGAAATTTGCTCAATAAGGCACGAAAGCATTGAAAAAAGATTAGATGCAGGGTCAAAACGATTTGTAAGAATGGAACTACTAATTATGGGTTTATATGCAACTATAATTGGTACTTATGTTTTGGAGAAAGTTCTATAACTAATATTTATAATTATGGCAGGCATACAGATAACGACAGCGCCAACAGTTGAGCCAATCACTTTACAAGAAGCTAAAGAGCATTTAAGACTTGACGATAGTGCCGACGAAAGAATTTTACAACGCTATATTGAAACAGCAAGAAGATTCGCAGAAGAATATACAAAGCGCTCTCTTTCACAGCAAACAATATCTTTTTTTGCAGACGCTTACGATGAGTTGGCAGACCCATTATTTGAGGGTGTTAAGACTGGTCCATACTTAAATTATTACAAAAATTATATTGTTCTGCCTAGACCACCTGTAATCTCAGTCACAAGCGTTTCAACATTTGCAGACGATGATACTGAAACTACATTCGCAGCATCAAAGTACTTTGTTGATAATGTGCGTGAGCCTGCAAGAGTAGTGCTTAGACTTGGTGAAAGTTTCCCAACAGCTTTAAGAGTGGCGAATGCAATAAAGGTAGTTTACAGTGCAGGATATTCCTCTGTGTATGACATACCTGAGCCAATAAGGATTGGAATTTTACAGCACGTTGCACATTTATACGAGCATAGAGGAGATATGTATGACGCCATTACGCCATTCCCTAAACAGCTAAAAAGTCTTTATGCGCCTTACGTTGTGCATGAGGGTTTAGGCTCGTCTTCAATTATGGCAATAGGTTAATGGCAAATCACTTAGGAAGATTAAGACACAGAGTACAACTTCAACGCTCTACAAACACCACTGATACAGGTGGTGGTATGACAAAGTCTTATAGCATACTCAAAGACCTATTTGCTTTCGTAAGACCAGTGAATGGAAAAGAGTTATTTAGGCATGGCAAAGTAGAAGAAACTGTCACACATGAAATAACGATACGATACCGAGCAGATATTGGCACAAATGATAAAATTGTTTACGACTCAAGAGAATTTAATATTCGTCACATAAGAAATATTGATGAAAGAAATAGATATATGCTCTTGGTCTGCACAGAGGGAGACGCAATATGAGTTTTAAGATTACAGGCCTCAAAGAAGGTTTCCAAAAAATCGCAGACAAACGCCTGAAACAAAACCTTGAAAAAAATGTAAGAAGGGCATTGAACAGGAGTGGATTGGTAGTTGAAGGCAAAGCGAAAGAACGAATACAGCGTGGTCCACACACAGGAAAAATATACGAAAAATACAATCCAAGAAGAACGCATCGTGCTTCTGCTGCAGGTGAATCTCCTGCAACTGATACAGGTTTTTTGGTTAGTAACATATCACATAAGGAAGTAACACGTGAGGGCAAAGGATTAGAAATGGTAGTTGCTTCTAGCGCACCATATTCAGAATTTTTAGAGTTTGGCACAAGATACATTCAAGAAAGGCCATTTTTACAACCTGCTTTAGAAGATAGCGCAGATGCTATTGAAAAAATATTCGCTTCGGAGAGCTTAATCAAAAAATGAGCATAGGACAATTTGCATTACAAGAAGCTGTTTACTCTCGCCTAAGTTCTGATTCAACGCTTACTTCTACTTTGGGTGCAAGTGTATTTGACGAAGTGCCAGAAGGACAAAGTGTGCCTTATGTTTCTTTAGGCTATGGCACAAGTGTTGATTACAGCACTAAAGACGAAGATGGTGGTGTTCATACTTTGACGTTTCATGTTTGGTCTGAATACAATGGAGCAAAAGAATGTAAACAAATCATGGACAGAATACATGATTTAATGCACAATCATAGTTTAAGTGTTTCAGGATTCAATCTGATAAATTTAAGGTTTGAATTTTCTGATATACTAAGAGACCCAGACGGAGTGACAAGACATGGGATTATGAGATTCCGTGCAGTGATGTTAGGATAATAATTAGGAGAAATTATGGCAGCACAAAAAGGTAAAGATGTTTTAATTAAAATAAACACTACTGGCAGCACATACGTAACACTTGGTGGTCTAAGGTCATCATCAATAACATTTTCTGATGAAGCAGTAGATGTTACCTCTAAAGATGATAATGGTCACAGACTGTTATTAGCAGGTGGTGGTGTTAATAGTGTGGCAATTAGTGGCTCAGGTGTATTTACTGATAGTTCAGCAGAACAAACATTAAGAACTGCATATTATGCACAGCAAAATACGTCAGATGGCTCATCTGCACAAACTGCAGCATTCAAGAATTTTCAATTTGTTGTACCAGATTTAGCAGTATTTACTGGTCCATTTATGATTGAATCTTTAGAGTATGCAGGAGAGCATAATGGTGAAGCTACATATTCTGTAAGTTTTCAATCTGCAGGTTATGTATCATTTGCAAGTAATTAATTAAAGACAAAATGTTTAAAGAAGTAATTGTAAAAGTCAAAGATGATGAAATCATGGGAATGTTTGATGGTGTAAACCTTGAAATACCTAATGAAATTAAAGTCGGAGAATCTCTGAATGTGGATGGGAAAGAGCTAAAAGTTTTATCCCATCTGCTTGATACGAGGGATAATATATTAAAAATAAAACTTGCAGGCGCAAGTCCAGAAAAAGGAGTCAAAAATGGCAAATCCTCAGAAGGGAGAGATTGATTTAGATTTTGCAGGTAAAACTTATACCTGCAGATTAACGATAGATTCTATTATTCGCATAGAAGATGAGCTCAGTAAGTCAATTATTGAGTTAGCTTTGGATATTTCCAATGTCAAAGGTAAATTAAAAGATTTAGCTACTGTTTTATATTATGGTTTGCGTAATGGAGGCAATGATGTGGATAAAAAAGAAGTGCACAGACTCATTGAAGAAACAGGCCTAGTCAAAGTTTCAACCAACGTGGCAAATTTATTAAGTTTCTCTCTTACAGACCCAAAGGAGAGAAGCGTGGGAAAGCCACAAAAGCAACCGAGCCAATAGACTGGCAAAGCTATGTTGATGTTTGTCTTGGTACAATACAGGTAGCTCCAAATGACTTTTGGAATAGCAGTTTAAAAGAAATCTATGCTACGATAAGAGGATTCAAAAGTTTCCACACAACAAATGAGGAAGCTATGAAAAAAGACGAATTAGAAAAGTTAATGGAGTTATACCCTGACTAATGGCAAAAACAGTTGATGAACTAATAGTTAAAATTAGGGCTGACATGGGTCAGTTGAAAGCTCAGCTTCGTGATTTAGAAAGAAGCTCAGCAAAAACTGGTAAACAAGGTGGGCAAAATTTAGGTGCATTCGCAGCAGGTGGTGCATTAGCAGCAAACAGCACTTCTAAATTAATAGGTAGGATTGGTGCATTAGGTATTGCTTTAGCAGGAATACAAGGTGTAAGAGGTGTAGCAGCTGTTGGCTCTCGGTTTGAAGATTTAAAAGATAGTTTAGACACAGTATTCGGCTCGGTAGCTGCAGGTGACCAAGCATTCAATCGGATATTGAATTTCGCACAAACGACACCTTTCCAAATTGATACTGCCACACAAGCATTTATTGCACTAAAATCAGCAGGAATAGAGCCGACCAATGACATGCTACAAACCTTTGCAGACACATCATCTGTAGCTGTTGACCAATTAGGCACATTCAATGCATTGATACGTTTAGTGCAAAGGTCAGCAGGTGGTGGTCTTGGCTTAGAAGAATTAAACATGATTGCCGATAGAGGTATTGATGTTTTTGGTGGCTTAAAAGATGAATTAGGCCTTAGCAGAGATGAAATTTCAGAGTTTGGTAAATCTGCAGAAGGCGCAAAAACAATAGTTGATGCGCTCATAAGGTCACTAAATAAACAGTTTGGTGGTGCAATGGCTACTAAAATGGATAATCTTTCAACAGTTTCCTCTAATATGGAAATCGCATTCAGAGAACTTGGAGACGAAATATTTAAAAGTGGGATAGGAGATATGATGAAAGGTCTTGCAGCCACAATGACAGACTTAGCAAACGCTACGTCAAGATTTTTTAGGGCTGTAAGAGGAGAAAGAACTCTGCAAGATTTAGGTATAACAACTGAAGACCCAGTTCAAAAGCTAAAAGAAATAGACGCTGAAATTAAAAGACTACAAAAACAATCAGAAGAAGTAAGTAGCAAAGATTTTATGATGTTGCACTCATCTGACGCAGAAGGCCTAATGATTGCAAAAATATTGATTGAGAATGAAAACCAAATTAATACATTACTCAAAGAAAGAAAAGCTCTAGTGGATGCAGAAAATAATGAAACAGAAAAAAATAATTCACTAACACAAGAACAAATCGGCCTTCGCACACAATTTAAGAAAATATTAGAGGACTCAGTGCCAGAAGTAGAAAGGCTAAATAATTTGTTAAAAGAATTAAACCAATTTGAGGGTTTGACCGATAAAGAGGGTGTATTAGTGTTTACGAAAGAGGAGATAACACAAATAGAAAATTATATAAATGCTTTAATAGACGCTGAAAACCAACAAGACAAAACTGTAAGCTCAGCACAAGCAATGGCCGATGCAATTGCAATTGCTACAAACAGCTTCGCCATGTCATTTGCTGATGCTTTACTAAACTCAGGCAATATGCTTGAGTCATTTAGAAATTTAGCTGCAGACATTGTCAAACAGATAATAGCGACTTTTATGCAGTTAGCTGTAATAAATCCTATTTTGAACTCAGTATTTAGTGGTGTTGAAGGTTATACACCTGCACCAACGATGGAACTCGCAGGAGGAGGACGCTACAGTGGTGGACAACCTTTGCTTGTTGGTGAGCGTGGTCCAGAGTTACTTATTCCAAACTCAGGTGGGACAGTTTTGAATAACATGAATACCAAAAATGCTTTAGGAGGTGGAGGCACAACTGTCGTGAATCAAAGTATTAATTTCGCAACAGGTATCAATGCAACTGTAAGAAACGAAGTATTACAGCTTCTACCTCAGATTGCTGATGTTACTGCTGCTGCTGTGCAAGAAAAAGCTGTAAGAAGCATAAGGTATAAAGGTGCTTTCAGTGCCTAGAACAATTGCAATGCCCTCAACACCTAACTTTGTTAGTAGTAGTTTTAGCTTACAGAGGTCAATTGCTTCAACACAATCACCATTTACTGGCTCATACAAAACACAAGAATTTGATTTTGTGGGTTGGCAAGCAGACCTCACTCTACCAAAAATGAGGAGAGCAACAGCTGTAAATTGGCAGGCATTTTTTATGCAATTACGTGGTCCAATCAACTATTTTAAATTTGCTGACCCAGATGCCCTTGCTAATACAGGCACTTATGATGCAGCACATTTGATTTCTGACCCAAGAATTAATCAAACAAGCGTGACATTGTCATTTACTGCTTCAAATTCAAGAGTCACAGCAGGAAGCTCAGTATTTGGAGATTTAGTGACAGGTGATTTTATACACATTACTGGACCAACAAAACCTGAAAATACAGGCACATTCAAAGTTACAAATGCAGTAAGTGGCACAGTTTTAGAGATTAGTGGTGATGCCGACATTCTGGATGAGTCAAGTGTTTCCTCTTGCAAAGTGCGACAAAATGTCAAAGGCGCATCAGCACTTTCACTAGAAGCAAGTTCAAACTCGGCCACAGGCACAATAGCAGTAGGTGATTATCTACAAATACAGGGCGCTGCTGATACCACAAGCAACCCTGCACAATTAGTGCAAGTAGTAGAGGCTGCTACAGAAACAAGTCAAGGTGGTAGTGCTTTAAATCATTTTTCACTGAGAATAGAGCCTAATTTACGTGCAGATTTTGCAGATGGTAATTTTGCTGTATTTACTAATCCAAAAGGTTTATTCAGATTGGAAAACACCACAGTAACTTGGAGCGCAGACCGACTTTCTAATTACAACTTCGCATTTTCCTGTATTGAGGTGATTTAATGGCTACAAGATTTGATAGTCTTTCAGCAACACTCAAAACAACTTTACAGAATTTTTCTAAATCTGATGCTTTAAGTGGTTTTGTTGCCATTGAAGCAAAATTTGATTCAGGCACAATAAGGCTTTGGACTGGATTAGAAGATTTGACTATTGGTGGAAACACATATACAGGTGCAGGTGACTTAATATCTATTTCAGAAATAGAAGATACCAATGAATTATCTAGCACAGGCCTAACACTTAGTCTTTCTGGTATGAATGCAGATATTGTAAATTTAGCCTTGACTGAAAACTTTCAAAATAGGGTTGTAAATATTTTTCTAGGCTTTTTGACTGGTAAAAACGAAAGTGCAGGAGAGTTTCAGATTTATAGTGGCAGGATTACAGATATGAGTATATTTGATGGTCCAAGAAATAACTCAATAAATATTGAACTAGAAAACAGGCTCATAGATTTTGAAAGGCCATCAAATTTAAGATATACAAAAGAGTCACAACAAGACTTATTCTCTGGTGATAAAGGTTTAGATTTTGTGACTGACATACAAGAGGCTGATTTGAATTGGGGTCCAACTAAACTTAGTGGACGTGGTGGCTCTGGACCACGTGGGGATAATGATTTTGGTGATGATAACTTTAGAAGAACAATACAAGAATGAGAAAAAAAAAGAATTGGGAACAAAAAACTTTTGACCATATTGCAAAATACAAAGATAAAGGTTTTGCATGGGGAAAATGGGACTGTGTACGCTTCTCAAACGAATACATTCGCTCTGTAACAGGTAAATCTGCCATACCTAAGGGTATTGACTGGAAAAATGAAAAAACTGCTCTAAGTGCAATTGCAGAGCTTGGTGACAATTTCCCACATACTATAAACAATGTGCTAAATAATTTACCTTTGCAAAAAATTGAAAAACAATATGTCCAAGTTGGTGACATTGTGCTTTTCAAAGAAGAAGAACACCTTTTGGGGATTTATGATGGAAATTTTATACAAGCTGTAACAGAAACAGGCTTACAAGCTAAACCGATTGATTTGGCAATAAACATTTGGAGAATAAATGGCTAAAGCATTAGAAAACGCAGTCAGAGCAGCTGTAGTTGCATTTGTAGTAGTGGGTGCAACATTTTTAATTTTGTCAGGTGGTACATACGCTTTTGCGTTCAGCCGAGTCGTGCAAGGCGCATTGCTTGCAGGTGTGGGAGCATTGGTAAACACATTAATTACAAAACCACCAAAAGGAGTAACTAATGGAAACTATGGCGCAAAACTAACAACTACTAACCCTGTAGCGCCTAGACAGATAGTTTATGGAGAGTGTCGTGTAGGTGGCACAGTAATCTATATGAAAACGAGAGGCACACAAAATAGCATATTAGATATGATTGTAGCTATTGCAGGACATGAGATTCAGAGTATTGAAAAAATATTTATTAATAAACAAGAAATTACATCAACAACACAAACAGTAAATTCAACAACAGTTAGTGAGGTCACTACGTCAGATTTTGTGAATACCGAAAATGAAAACAGTTTTACCAATGGCAGATTAATAAGATTTGTAACTGGTTTAGGCGCTGACAACCAAGAAATGAACACACACACTATAAATACAACAGATTTCACAGGTGACCATGACCTAAAAGGCATTGCATTTATACATTTTGAAATGGTTTATGACAGAGAAAAATTAAATGCTGTACCAGAGATTTCATACAGGATAAAAGGGAAAAAAGTGGTTGACCCAAGAGTACACGCAACAAATACTGCTTTCTCTAATAATCCTGCATTGATAGTGCGTGATATTCTTAAAGATACAAGATATGGGCTGAGGGCAACTGATGATGAAATAAATGATAACACCTCTGCAGGTGGTAATTTTATTAGTGCTGCGAATGCATGTGATGTGCAGGTTGCAGACAAAGATGGTACTAATCACAATAAATTTACAGCAAATGGCTTTTTTGATGGCACGACAGGGATAGGCGAGGCCATAGAGGGCATACTTTCATCTTGTGCAGGTCAGCTAACTTACACGAATGGAAAATTTAATATATTTACTGGTGTTGCACAAACACCAAGCGCAACTATTACTGATGATGATTTATTAGAAGAAATAAATCTGCAAAACTCCTCTGGACTTGGCAATATTTATAATCATGTCAAACCAATTTACATTGATGAAGCTAATAATTTCACTGCAACAGATTCTTTTTTGAGAAAATCAGGAAATGCTGAGTCAGGTAATAGCGCAGTTGATTTTCTAGCGATTGACACTCCAAGTGGAGAAACTCAAAGCAATTATAAAAAGATTTTGGAAATGCGATTACCTTTTACTACAAATGACTCACAAGCACAAAGATTGGGTAAATTAGCACTAAATTATCAAAGAAGAACACAGACTTTCAATGCCAAAGTAAATTTAGGTTTTCTTGAAGTTCAAGTTGGTGATTGGGTATATGTGACAAATGAAAGGTTAGGATTTACTAACAAAACTTTTCAAGTAATAAGCTCAGTTTTTTCAGATGTAGGCTCGGCAGAACAACCAGTTTTAGGACTTTCTTTAGGCTTAAAAGAGATAGACACTAATGTTTTTGCCTTTGACACTTCTGCTGATTATGGCGCAAATACCACAGGAACAGTAGGTGATGATGGCACTATCGCACTTTCTGCACCGACAAGCCTTGCAGGAACAGCAACGACTTCCTTAAATGATGATGGCTCATCAAACTCAAAAATTGATGTTAGTTTTACAAATGCCACAGGGATAACACCTTTAGGAACAGAGGTAGAGATAAGGCAGACAAATACTTTTGGCACACCAAACAATATGAATTTTGTTTCTTACCCTAATTCAACAACAACTTTTCAGGGTTTACAAAGTGGACAAAGTTTTTTCCTTAGAGCAAGACATACATACGACAACAATAGAAAAAGTGATTACACGAGTGTTATACAGGTAAATACAGCAGGTGATACCTCTGCGCCTAGTGCACCTTCAAATCTAAGCGCTACTGACAATGTGGAAGGTGGTATTTTGATTACTTGGACTAATCCCTCAGAAGCAGACTTTCAAGCTACAAAAGTTTACAGACAAAGTGGCACAAGCACACCCACTAATGATGACAACTTAGTGGCAACAGTTTCAGGACAAGCAGGCAAAACCTCACAGCTTTTTGAAAATAATACGCATGGTGTTAGCCCTTCAACCACAGTTCAATACTTTGTAAGAGCAGTTGATTCTTCTGGCAATCATTCTTCTTTTGTTGGACCAGAGGCAGGAAGCTATATTTCTTTTCAAGATGGTGGTGATTTGCTAGGTGGCACAGGTGGTGGCATATTTACCTTTTCTGCGAGTGGCAATCTAAATGCTCCAAACGATTCTACATTTAATTCAACTTTCGGCAGACAACCAAGAAATAAAGACTTAGTAATTGTTACAAATACCGCAGCTACTCCAAAAACACAAAAGATATATGAGTATGGCAGTCAAACTGCAAATAGCACAGGTGGTGGTGGCTCATTTACAGAAAAAACAAATTCAGACTTTATAACAGGAGATTTGATTGTTCAAAACTCTATTACAGCTACAGAGATTGCTGCACAGACAATAACAGCTTCACAAATAGCTTCAGATACAATCACAGGTGGACAGATAACAGGCACAACACTTTCTGGAATATTTGCTGATTTAGGTACAATTACTGCAGGAACAATAAACGCTGACAATATTACAGTGCAAAATCTGGAAGCTGATAATATCAAAGATGATGGAGTAAATGAAACAAGAATATTTCAAGCAAATATTTTGGGAGATTATGGGATATCAGCAGCTACTTCTGGAAACACATTTCTCACTACGTCTTTTCAGACCTTAGAAAGTTTTACTTTGGCAGCTTCTAAAGAAGCAGGAACTCACGCAATTATCGCAGTTGGAGATGTTGGTGGCACGATAACATCAGGCTCTCAAGTAAGATTTGATATTTTACATGGTGGTACTTCTGTAGCTAATTATACGTCCTCAGTCGGCGCAGGAGCATCACAAGCATTTGTTTTAGCAGCACAGGTATCAGCAAGTACTACACAATCAAAACTATTTCAATTACAAGGAAAGCGTTTATCATCTGATACAGATTTAGTTTCTTTTAACACTGCAATTTTTGCCATAAAATTAACAGCAAGTACCCAATCATAATGTTATTTAAAAAAGCAACACTCGGAAATCCACTTAGCACACTAGACCATCTTCGCTTAATAAGAAAAACTTTATTGCAAGAAAGTGATTGGACACAGGCTAGTGATTCACCATTAACAAATGCCAAGAAAACTGAGTGGGCTACTTATAGACAACAATTGAGAGATTTGCCTGCATCATACTCTAATGAGGACAGTATAAACGATGTGGTATTTCCAAGTGAGCCAAGCTGATGAATGAAATAGTTACAGTAATACAACAAGTTGGTTTTCCTATAGCTGCTGCTCTGGGTTTAGGGTGGTTTATTTACAAACTAATAATGAGGATTGTAGATGGCATGGAAACAAAGATAGATACTGTTGATGATAAAGTTCAGCAACAAATTGAGGCTATGGAAGAAAGGTTAGGCACTAAACTTGATTCACAACATGGTATTTTGGTAGCATTAATTGATAGGGTCAGAAGCCTTGATAATGAGATTATAAGACAAGATACATTAATCAAAACTATATTAGGTGTGCCACAATTAATAGACAGCAATAAAATTGCAAAAGCAGATAGAGATGACCAAAGAAAAGATTAAATATAAAATTGACTGGTATAAGCTAACAGTTTGGATTTTGATACTGTCATTTTGTTTGATTTTTTGGTATAACATATTGATATGAACAACACAGAAAAAGATTATTACAAATCAAAAAAAGGATGTAGTGTCTTGCTTTTATTATTGCCATTTTTAGCTTTACCAATTTTTGCTGATGAAATGGTACACACTTTCAAAAATCCAAGTTTCAGTGGAATAGGAACGTCTGCTCATTACATGACCATTGAAAATCAAGAATTCAATAGAAAGAAAGCAATCAAAGAAGAAATGAAAGCATATCAAGAAGAACTCAAAAGAGAAGCCGAAAATACAACATTGGCGAGATTCATACGTAATCTTGAAAGCCGAATATATGCACAACTCTCTAGACAATTAGTTGATGCTTTGTTCGGAGAAAATCCAAGTACAAGTGGTATCTTGGAATTAATGGGAAATACTATTGAATACTATGTTGATGAAGCTCTGGGACTTATTACCCTCAAAATTACTGATAGTGAAGGCAATGTTACTGAAATTACGCTTCCTATCGGTGATTTCTCTTTCTAGTTGTGCTGCCTTTTTATTTGACCCACTAGAGAATAATATTGTTCCTTTTGCTAATCCTGAGGGCGCAGAGATTTTACAAGATGTTTTGCCTGAACTTACTGAGGTAGAAACACCTGCAATAAAACCAACAGTCGCAATATATCCAACAAGTTTTACTGACCAAACTGGACAGAGGCTATCAAATAGTCTGTATGCAAGTTTTTCAACAGCAATAACACAAGCGCCACACACATATTTAATCAGCGCTTTACACAAAGCAGGAAAGGACAACGATGGTTTTTTTACAGTTGTAGAGCGTGTCGGCCTTGATAACTTAACCAAAGAGCGACAGCTTATTAGAACAACAAGAACACAGTTTGAGGAAGATGATAGCCTTAGGCCTCTTTTATTTGCAGGTTTACTACTTGAAGGTGGTGTGGTAGGGTATGAAAGTAACACCAAATCTGGTGGACAGGGTGTGAGGTATCTTGGCATAGGATTCTCTAAGCAATACCGAATGGACACTGTGACAGTTTCCTTGCGTCTTGTATCAGTATCTACTGGACAAGTTTTGTTAGACATTTTGAGCGAGAAAACTCTTTATAGTGCTTCAATATCTCAAGATGTTTTTAGATTTAGAGCTAAAGGAACGAAACTCGTTGAAATTGAAAGTGGCAATGTTAGGAATGAACAAAAGCGTTTGGCCTTACAGTTGGCAATAGAAACAGCAGTTTTGGAACTTATCTCTAAGGGAAAAGAAAATGGATTTTGGAAATATGATTAAAAAATATTTTATTTTATTCTCTCTACTTGCTTATTGTGGTAATTACCTACTAAGTGATAACGAGGTGTATATCAATCAAGTTGGCGCTACATTGAATTTAGATGTAGAACAGCTAGGAAGCTCCAACATTATTGGTGGATTAGATGCTGTTTCTGGTACTATGACAGCATTTGATTTAAATGGCTCTACAATGACTGTGGACATAAATCAAATCGGCTCTAGCAACCAGTTTCTAGGTGACATTTTTAGTGATGACTTCACAGGCTTTTTTGAGTTTACTGGTGATTCAAATATATTCAACATAGAGGTTGACCCAACTAACACTTATGGTGCAGACGATGGCAACTTCAATATACAAGTAACTGGTTCAAGCAATGAGTTTGATTTAGATGTCGCAAAAAATGATTTAGCATCTGGTCTTGACCTAGACTGGATTATTCAAGGAAGCAACAATGAATTTGATTTTGAGATTGATTACGACTTAGGCACAAACTACGTTGATGTGGATGGAAGTGATAACACAGTAAACTTCAATGCTGATGGATATGCCGAAGGGTTTTTCTATTTAGACCATACAGGCAGTAGTAGAACATTCAATATTACACAATCATCAACTTTAGCTAGTGATTGGCTCAAGATTTTATCTAGTGGCAATAGTGGTACTGTTTGCGTCATTCAAAATGATGGCGGAACAAGTACAAGCTGTTGATATTGGAAAAGTATTTGAATTAAAAGGTTACGCAAAAGTAATCAGAGAAAAGGATTACAATGCCGAACTAGATTTCGGCATTCAGTCCTATGACGATGTTAGAACTAGCAATGGCAGGATTGCAATATCTTTTGAAGACCAAAGCACTGTAAAACTAACTGAACATTCAAAATTGGTTATAGACGAGTATATCTATGACCCTAACCCATCTAAAAGTAAATTAGCATTAAATTTTGCAAGTGGAACAGTAAGGTTTATTACTGGTAATTTAACTAAAATTGATAAAAAAAACATATTTATCAAAACACCTACTGCTGATATTTCTATACGAGGAACAGATTTCACGACGACAGTAAATGAAATAGGTGAGTCTTTAATCATATTACTGCCTAATCCAGATGGCTCAGCTAGTGGGGAAATTGAAGTTTCTACAGCTGTTGGCTCAGTAATATTAAATAGACCTTTTGAAGCCACCACAGTTTCAGTCTATGAAACAATGCCATCTAAACCAGTTATTTTGGATTTAACTTTAGATATTATTGACAATATGCTCATTGTAAGTCCACCTGAGGAGAAAACAGATGATGATTTGCAAGGAACACGTCAAGTCAATGGTAACAATCTTTTAGCTTTTGATGATTTAGATATTGACTATCTCGCAGAGGATTTTTTTGAAGATGCTGATTTTGAGTTCACAGAGCTAGATATTGATTATTTAAACGTCAATTTTTTTGAAGATTTATTAGATATATTAGAAGAGATTGATGAGTTAGAGGATGAACAATTAGACCAACAGGCAACAACGACTGCAATAAAAGGCACTAATGTCGGACAAGACACAACAACGCAAATTACAACAATAATTACTGGCAATCTTATTTCATTAAGAAGAAATGTAAATCAATCTGTGCAGTTAGACCTTGATTCAGGCTCTGCTTATACAGTAATCTTTATACAAGATGGAGTATCAAATCAAATAATTATTAATGGTGGTGGCTCATCAAAAATAAGAATTTTACAATCATCAGGCTGAGCAAATGAAATTAAGAAAAGTTTTTTATGGCTTTTTGTTGGCTTTATTTTTTTGTGTGCCTCTTGCATATAACCTTAAACCATTAACAATCTTAAAACTAAAAACCTTTGACACTTTTGTTAAAGAGCAACAACCCTCTGGATATTTTACAGTTATTGATATAACAGAGGAAGATGTGCAGAGTTTTGGTGGATATCCTTTTCCTAGAAAAATATTAGGAGAAAAAGCAGCTTTGATAATGGAGCGAGGCGCACTTGGAGTTGGTTTTGTAATTTCATTTGTGGACGCTGATGTTTTTGGTGGTGATGAACTGTTTAGGGAACAAATGAAAGCGATTCCCTCTGCGGTCATTGCCACCTTTGAATATGATAATAAAATCTACCCAGAGCCGACAGGAGTTGTGGTGTTTGGCCAAGAGGCAGAAGGCATAAAACTTAAAGGACACATACCGACGATTGATGAGCTTTCAGGTCTGAGTCAGGGAATGGTTTCTGCACCTTTATCAGATGATGGATTAGTGCGTACGCTTCCACTCCTCTTTCAAACGCCAGATGGTTGGATTCCCACATTTGGCACACAAGTTCTAAAAACTTTGGCAGGTAGTGACACGTTTATAATTAAAACAAACGAAAGTGGTATAGAAGAAATTACTGTCAAAGGCATACCACCAAGCAAAGTTGATAGATATGGAAGAAAGTGGATTAGTTGGGTGGAAACTCCTAAAACTACGTTACAAGAATTGGATGTTGCAGGGAAATTTGTTTTTGTTGGTATAACAGCTAAAGGTGTAATGCCACAACTTGCTACAGCGAAAGGTGAGCTTCTTTATCCTCATTACATACAAACTGCTTTAGCTGAGTCAATTTTGATTACTGATAGTCCAAATATTCCATATTGGCATTTATCATTAGAATTAGCTGTAGTTTTTTTGTCAGTGCTTTTTATTTGGCTTCTAACACAATTTTTAGGCATCACATGGGGTTTAGTATCAAGTAGTGCAATATTTTTAGGCACAGGCTATTTTGGATGGTCAATGATACAAAAAGGTCTGTTAATTGATGTAACATGGGCGCTTATAAGTAGTTTTGTGACTGGTAGTATTAGTTTTTACTTAAATTTCAGAACGCAGTATAAATTAAGACAACAAATCAAAAAACAATTTGAGCATTACTTAGACCCAAGACAAGTCAAAAGACTGCAACAAAATCCAGAGTCATTAAAACTCGGTGGAGAGAAGAAATACTGCACATATTTATTTACTGATGTAAGAGGTTTTACACCTTTGACAGAAAAACTTACTCCTGAGGATGTCACACTAATTATGAATAGAGTTTTAACTGTCCAAGCAAATGCAGTTAAGAAAAATGGTGGCATGGTTGATAAATACATTGGAGATGCGATGATGGCAGTTTTCGGCGCTCCACTAAGTATTACAGAGCCAGAGGATAAAGCCATAGACACAATGATTGATATTCTTGATGGCGTAAATCTTTTGAATTATGAGTTGGAAAATGAAGGTCTGCCTACAATAAAAATTGGTGTTGGTATCAATTCTGGAGAGTCTATTGTAGGAAATATGGGCTCAGATACTAGATTTGATTACACTTGTATTGGTGATGCTGTAAATGTTGCTGCACGTTTAGAGTCAAATACAAAAGAGTTAGGCGTATCAAATCTTATTGGCGAAGCAACAGCAAAAAACACTACATACAAATTAGAAGAATTAGATGGTATTATGGTTAAAGGCAAAAGCCAAAAGCTGAATGTCTTTACATGGAGATTTAATTTATGAAAAAATTATTACAAGGCGTATTAGGAGCAGTAGCGCCAACAATTGGGACTGCGCTTGGTGGTCCAATGGGTGGCATGGCTGCTAAAATGATTGCAGAGAAATTAGGCCTACCCAACTCAAATCCAAAAACTATTGAATCAGCAATGAGCAATATTTCACGTGAGGATGCTATGAAGTTGAAAGAAGCTGAGTTGGAATTTGATGCACAAATGAAGCAAATGGACGTTGATATTTTTGCTTTAGAGGCACAAGAAAAAGAAAGTGCAAGAAAGTATTTTTCTAAGGATTGGACAGCGAGAGTAATTGGAGTTGCGACTATCGGTGGATTTTTGGGTTATATATTTTTGGTTACACTACAACCACCAGAGCAAAACTCAGAAGCCTTAATCAATCTAGTTCTAGGTTATCTTGGTGGCTTAGCAAGTGCTATTATTTCTTTTTATTTTGGAGCATCACAATCTAATAACAAAGATTGATTTTGTAATTTGTGTAGCGTAAACTCAGGTAAACTACATAAGGAGTAGCATGGACTTTTTTATAGGATTTATTTTAATATCTATTGCCATTGTTGCAATAATCTGGAAATACAAGCCTGAATGGTTAGATTTAGTGAAATCTTTTTTTATTGAAAAATTTAGTTTCTTGAAAAAAGAAAAGAAAAGTAAAAAATAATGTCTAAGCCATTTTTTTATAACTGCAATTTAGTCAAAGTTGTAGATGGAGATACCATAGACGTTGATGTTGATTTAGGCTTTGATTGTTGGCTTCGCAATAAAAGAGTACGTCTGATGGGTATAGATACACCTGAGTCAAGAACAAGAAATCTCAAAGAGAAAGCATTAGGTCTAGCTGCAAAGGATAGACTGATTGAGCTTTGTGGCAAAAAACTTAGGCTTCAATCACAAGGTACAGACAAATATGGCAGGATTTTAGGAGTGCCATATACAATTGATGGCCTTGATATTTGCAATATCTTAGTTGAAGAATCTCATGCAGTTCCATATTATGGTGGCAAAAAAACACATATCTGGGGATAGAATGAAAAAAACATATATGAAAATATCTGAGGAAGGTAAATCGTTAATAAAAAAATTTGAGGGCTGTGAGCTTAAGGCTTACAAATGCCCTGCAGGAAAATGGACAATTGGATTTGGCCACGTAAAAAATGTTAAAGAGGGTGATGAGTGGTCACAATCTCATGCAGAGCATATGCTTGATGTTGAGCTTGAGGAATATGAGGGCTACATAAATGATATGGTAGATATGCAATTAAATCAAAATCAATTTGATGCACTCGTTGCATGGATATACAATCTTGGTCCATCAAACTTCCGAACGAGTACATTAAGAAAAAAACTGACACCTGAAACCATCTCAGAAGTGCCATATGAGATTAAAAGGTGGAACAAAGCAAATGGCAAAACATTAGATGGATTAATAAGGCGCAGAGAGGCCGAGTCACTTTTGTTTCAAAAAAAGGCTTGGGAACATATTTAATGGCACTAAGCAAAGTTCAAACCAAAAGACTAGGTGTATTACTTGCTACTATGTTTAAAGAAGATATACCCAAAGAACAAATAGAGCAGAGTGTTAAAGAAGGCTATATTGAAGTTGATAATGATGAAATAAAACTTTCATCAAAAGGCATGGACGAAAAGAATAGACTTTGCACTCTTGCAGGTTTGAATATTAAGTATCAATCAGAAACAAAAAGTGGAAGGGAGTAATGAAAGATATCTCATACTATCATCTATATTTAGGGAACTCTCCCTTCCACAAAAAGGTTAATAAATACAATTAACTTATAACCCATTTTTTTCATTGTTGCAAATCTGCGCTTTAGTAGTTTTGGCAAATAGGCACTCTGCTAACAAAACAAAAAGCGCTAGAGGTAAAAAAATTTCAAACATAAATTCAATCCCACATACTTGGTGGTGGTGGCTCATTATCATCAAACAAAACTACCCACAAAAGATAGCTGCCAATAATAAACCAAACTATATCAGGCATTAAAATCCTTTAATTCTTTTGTGTCCATATTGCCTTTCAAACATTCTTTCTTTTTCAACTTGTGTGTATTTCACTACACCAAAGTTGCTATCAAGTTCGGCCTCAGCATCAGCTAACATAGACCAATTTACAAAATTTGTTTCATGGCTTGCAGTCATGTCGTAAACAAATCTTTTTCCCAGTATGCAGTTTTTATCAGCTACTAACATATCTCCTCCTTAATCATATTTGTAATCCATCAGTATTCTAAAACCCTCACTAAGACTACATTTTTCTCTTTTTCTGATTATGCGTTCAGCTTCATCAAATAAAGAGTGTCCTCTTTTATTATACTTGACTGACTTTGTTTTGTGGTAGCGTTCCATACATTTATCAGCAAGTCTTATTAACCTTTCTAATCTGTCCATAATTACAAACTAAACATAAAAATTATCATTACATAAAATCCAAATAGGATAAATATAGTAGTAATAATGTAATACATAAGCTCTAACACAAAGGCAATCTCATCAGAGTACCTTTCTATAAAATCCCTCGTTGGTGATTTTCTACGCTCATACCATCTCATTTCATCTCCCTAATGTATTGTTTTTTTACCAAGCTCAATTTCAGCCAAATGATTTGTAAGTTGCATTTCTTTAAACCTAAGGTACTCTCTCAATAACTCAGGAGCATAATACTTAGGACATTTGTGGTCACTAAGATATTGCACAATACCGATTATTAAAGTTTTCCATTTTTGCGCTGCCTCTGGCCTACCTTCTTGACCTTCATTAACTCGCCATTTTTCATTAACAATCCACTCAACGTCTGCTTTATCAACGTAGTTTTCAAGATGTTTAAAATCTTCTTTTTTCATATCATCTAAATTTAACATAATTAAAACTCAATAGACCCTGCACAACGTGCTTTTTCGTAATACTGCATTAAAGTAAACTCAGGCTTCCAATACATATCTCGCTCAATCATTGGTATGTGTCCAAGACGTAATTGACCTTCAAGCTCAGCAAGTGAAACATAACCTAGCTCTGGAAAGCCTTGTCCTAAATCGCACAATCCAAACAGCACAATATCTTCACTTGAAACTTTGCTAGCTGCAGTATTTATTTCGGACAACAACCAAGTACCACTTCCATAGGCATTGAATAACTTTAAATAAGGCACTCGTTTGTATTCAGGTTTAGCCATATTTGACCATAACTTTCTTTCAATTTCTTTAGTAATTAATTTCATTATGCGTATCTCTCGCTTAGTAATTTGTTTACAAAGATTAATTGATTTTCTCTTTCTTGGTCAGTCAACACTTTAGACTTTTTAGAAAGCACACATCTTTTGTAGCCTTCAAGAGCCTCAGTACTGGACTCTGATAATAACTTTCTTTCAATTTCAGTAATTAATTTCATAATACCACCTTAAAATATAACTTCCTCTTTAGTAATTTTGCCATAAGAGTACCAAGTACCGACAATAGCCTGACTACCTTCCCACTCCTGCAAAATAGGACAAGACGTTAATTCTTCAATAGTAGCTTTACCATCCGATATGGTGGAAATATTCTCATCAATAAGTTTATGGTAAAGGTCTGCAAAATTATCAATCAACTCATGTGCAGCATCCTCGGACTCTACAAAGCCAATCAATATCTTTTTATACTCTGCTGTTTCTAGCTCTAGTTTTAGCGTACGAACGGAATCAATATTTTTCATTTTACCTCCAGTCAATTTCATTAGTACTATCTTCTCTTTTTATCCAACAAAAGACAAATTTTTATTCCTTTAAGGAATAACACAAAAGGGTAGCCGAAGCTACCCTGCAACTGCCTCCCTTTTTTCTTTTCTAAGCCTATTGACTTTGTTTATAAGAGGCTTGTTATCAGTCCACCATAGTTGGTAATCAGCAAGTTCAGTCCAATCTTCTTTGAAGATGCCTTGCAGCTGATTGTAAACCTTATGCATAAGGTCTAGCTCGTCAACAATGTCCTTCTCTTGAATAGAGAAGTGTTTTAAGTAGTCATCTAATTTCACCTTTTTTCCGATGGCCTTAGAATTACGTATGTATTGTAGCTTGGCTACAAAGTCATTCAAATCGTCAATTTTCATTTTACCTCCAATCAACATTAGCTAGATTGTCTAACACTTAGCAAACTAAGACAAATTTAAAAAAGGCTCTCTGACCACGAGTCATTTATGCAATTGTTATACAAAGCAGATTGTTTTTGTCCTGCATATTTGTCACCTAAGTAATGTTCAAAAAATTTAAACTCATCTCCCCATTTAGTATGTAGCTCTGTGTGGTGTTTGAAACATAAAGGCACAACGTGTTCGTCACCTGACCTCATGCCAAGTCCTCTTTTCTTGTCTTTTGGTTTTAGTAAATGATGCACCTGTACTGGTCTGGTATTACATATCATGCAAGGGCGCTGCGCAATTAATTCCAAATACTCTCTATTTTCATTTCTTTTTTTTGGCATTTTTTTCGCTTTCAAAAAACTGTTTCAAGATTTGATTAAATTTATGTTCTATATTTTTATTTATCTCTTGCAAGTCATTATACTCAGACTTTGGTATGTGTTGCCATAAATTATATTTTTTAATCAAATATTGCTCATGTTGTCTTTTTTCATTACCTGCTAAATGGCAAATCCATACATACAAATCAGCTTTTTTTGGAGTCATAAACTATTGCTGTAATTCACGAATAGTCTGCTCTAATATTTTGCGCATCCTTGCTTCTGTGCCTTCTAAATCCTGCGCTTTTTCATAAGCTATTGCAAATGCCCTGATTAAATGTGCGATATCCATATCCATAACATTTATCCACAAATCTTTAGATTTGGAGTAATAAACTAAATGCTCGTCAAACATATCTGATGGTATTGCACGTCCTGTAATAATTTCAGATATTTTTAATGCCTGTCTAACCTTCACAACTAAAAAGGAATATCTTCATTATTTGAATCATGTATTGGCGCATCAGTTTCCAATACGTCGTGGTTTTCAGCATCAGCAACATTACCCTCTTTATCTTCTAATGGATAACAAGCTACTCCAGTAAAAGGCCTACCACTTTTGCCTACTTTTTTGTAGCCATTAAAATTATATTTTTTACCATCAACAGTAATATCACCAAATAAATCAGCTTGTGTTTCTTTGGTTTTGTTTTTGTTTATTGTCAATTTACCAACAGACATAGCTAACTCATATTTGACATAATCTTTTTCTGGGTCAGGGTCTTGATATTTTAAAATAGCAAAATATCTTTCCTCACCTCCAAATAAAATTTTACCTTTTCTTGGAACAGTCACGCAGTTTTCTTGGAACAAAGTTCCATCACCATCTTTTTTAACGTACTCACTCATTTTTCTAATTTTCTCCTTAAATCATCTGTATCAACAGCAAGTTTATATTCATATCCTTTCCCACCTTCAATACGTCTTTTATCTATAACCTCACCAGTCATTGGTAAATTATATTTATTACGTTGTGGAATTTTTCTTATATCTCGTATGGCAGCCGATATGCTCGGCTCACCATACAACCTACCCACTTTCTCACGGATAGTTTTTTGCAAATCCCAAAATGTCCACCATTTGCCATTTAATAAACAAATGAAAACATAATCGTCTATGCTATTCGGCCTCATATAGTTTCGTAAGCATCAATAAGATTGCTAAACACCTCTATATTTTGGTCATTTTCTTCTAGCTCTCCTCTATGTTGCTTTATGCTTTTGGCATTAGCTTCATAGAATTTCTGACAGTTAGCATCGTCTGGCTTCCCTGCTACTTTTCTAAGTGCATCAATGTATTTACCTATGTCATCATAAGCGCTCATTTTAGCGCCTTTGGTGTCAAGCAAAACATATTTCTTTTCTAAAGTAGGCGCTGCTGCTTTGTTATTAATGGCATTATCCATCTCAAAAGCAGAGGCAAACTCACCACCTGATAGGCCAAGATTAGCTAAAGCTCTACCAATGGCAGAAGTTTCACAATTTTCCAACGCAGAAGTTGTATTGACCATGCCCTTATTTCTAAATTCTTCGGCAAATCCATTAGCAACCTCACGCCAATTACCATCTTGATAAACAGAGATTGTTGCTTTTACAACCACTCTCTCTAAATCAGAAAACTCAACTTCGGTCTTAATTTGTGCATCAATACCGAAATGCTTACGAAACACATCTGTCCTTGTGGACACCTGTGTATAGAACTTCCCTTTAAGACTAATTTTGTCTTTTTGAGGAAGGTTAGATAGCTCAGCTATCGCATTATTCAATCTATTCATTTTTACTCCATATAGATTTAGCAAATAACTTTTCTTTATCTGACCACATCCATGAATCAAGATTAGGAAAATACATATCTGCAATTTCATTTTTATCACCAATACTAAGCACACGCTCAATTGCTTTTGCGCCTCTCAGTAGGTCATCAAAGTTAGCTTCAACGTCATCAATAACTACTGATTTGACGTCTGCTTTAGTTTTGCTTACACATATGTAATCAACTATCGGCAAACAGTCTGTCGCAGTAGCATACAAACTCAGTTGTCGCTTTACAGTATTTGGCACTTCATTAGGCATACGACCAACTGTCTTAATATCCCTAACAATGCCCTCATAACGAAGGTCAATAAATCCAATCATAGGAACAGATAAACCGACGTCCATTGTGATTTGTTCTTGGTAGCTTGTAGGCTTACCAAAGGTGTCATAAAACTCAGCAGCACAATTAAAAAAATGTGGTACTAAATGTCTTTCTTTAGAGTTTTTTTCTTCATGTGGGTCAAGTCCTGCATTTTCTGATAATGCTCTATATCTTTTCATAGCTACATTAGTGCAGTTCTTTTTGCTTGGTTTTTCACTAGATAGGTAAACACCAATGGCTTCATCAACCACAGTACCTCTAAAAGCAGCTGGACTTGCATCACTTTGCATACCAAATAAATATTTAGCACACCATTTTGCAGGCTCAGTTATAAAAGTATTTACATGGCTTACAGATAAATGCTCAATACCATGCTTTGCGAAAACGTCATTACTCATTTCAATTACTCCATTTCATTGCAATTTCAAACACATTAATTATAATTCCAGAAAGGAATAAAAAAAAGTCTCAGGGCATGACAGCCCTTTGGTGTTTTCCATGAAGTTAAAAGCATACCTCAAAAAAGAAAAACTGACACAACATGAGTTTATTGATATTGTTGATATGGCGACTGGAAAAAAAATACCACAAGGAACTTTAGCAAAATGGATTTTAGAGGTAAGAATACCAAGAAAAAGTGAGATGGAATTATTACACTCTATTACCTCTGGCGAGGTTCAGCCTAACGACTTTTATAATTTGGAGTAAAAAATGTCATTTACAGTAAAACTTATATCTATTGATGATTTAATAGAATACGAAGATAACCCAAGAAATAATGATGAGGCTGTAGCAAAAGTAGCAGACAGTATCAAAGAGTTTGGTTTCAAAGTGCCAATTGTCGTTGATGAGGACATGATTATTTTGGCAGGTCATACAAGGTTAAAAGCAGCACGTTTATTAGGTTTAAAAAAAGTGCCTGTGCATCAAGCAAATGATTTAACAGAAGAACAGCGCAACGCATTCAGGATTATGGACAACAAATCTGGTGAAGCAGCTGATTGGGATAATGAATTGTTATCAAAAGAGTTTCAAAAATTAGCTGAAACTGATTTTGATATGCTTATGACAGGTTTTGATGATAAAGAAATTGCAAAGCTGACGTCAGATATTTTAGAGTTTAAACCCTCAGATGATGTGAAATTTGAAGAAGGTTTTGCTAAACTTGATGATATACAGCCAAGTAATGTAAAAATGGTCAATTTGTTTTTGAATCAAGACAATGAGCCGATTTTTCAAGAGATGATAGGAGTGCTTAAAGAAACTTGGGGACTTGAAAATTTGACTGATGCTGTTTATGAGGCTGTAAAAAAATGTTATGAAAACCCTGAAACTTAAACCACATTACTCTTTAGAGGAAGCAAAAAAAAGAGCAGGTGAATTCGTCACCGAAGATGATTTTGATTTACTGATTGAGGACGATTGTGATGCATACGATGAAAATGGTGAGCCACTATTTTTTTTCAGGAAAAATGCAATACCAACCAATTTATGTCGTGATGCGTATTACGTTCTAAGACACGCAGCAACACCAACAAATAATAGAGGCATGGCAGGTGGTATTATATCTGAGGAAACAAAGGCAGAGTGGGATATTGGTGATGTGAGTAAAGTGCAAGTAAGACTAAGAAAGAAAGATGGTACGCTTTCAAACACAAGGAGAGCTAATACAGTAAACTCTGGTATTGTTGGATTTTTTGATAGAAATGCTAGATTTCCATATTGCAGACAGACAGCTTGGTATGAGAAAAACTTTATGCAGTTTAAAGACGCTTATCCATATATAAAATATATTGATAAACTTTTTGCAGAGGCCTGTCCTGAAAGATATAAGGCACAAAAAGATATGGCAAATAAAACCAATAAAGACTTTGTCATACAAGATACTGCCTTCACAACAGTGACTGTAAACAAAAATTTCAGAACTGCTTTGCATACAGATGCAGGTGATTATGAAAAAGGTTTAGGAAATTTAGCAGTTTTAGAGGCAGGGCAATACAAAGGTGGTTATACTGTTATACCTAGATACAGAGTCGGCTTCAATGTCAGGTCAGGTGATGTGTGTTTCTTCAATGTGCATGAGTATCATGGCAATACTGAGCTAAAGAGCAAATTGGCATATGAAAGAATAAGTATTGTGTGTTATTACAGAGAAAATATGTTTCAATGCTTAAATGCTGAAAAAGAATTACAAAGAGCTAAAGCAAGACAAAGAGGCGATAGTCTTAGTGCCTAATGTGTGCGGTTTTGGGATTACATAGCCAAGATTACATAGACCTTAATCTATTAAAAAAAATATTGGTGCAGTCAATGATTAGAGGCAAACACGCTACTGGTATTGCATATTTAGAAAATGATGAAATTAAATACAAAATTATTCCTAGCCATGCAGAGAGTTTTGATATACCTGATATTGCAACAAAATATCTTATTGCACATTGTCGTTATAGCACAAGCGATTTGGAGTATAATCAACCAATAGTAAGTGATAAATGGGCTGTTGTTCATAATGGCGTTATCACACAGGCACACCCAAGCACATGGCCTGATTTATATGGTTATGAGTTCCAAACAAAATGCGATAGCGAAATAGTCCTTCGTTCTTTGGAAGATGATAAACACCCACTTAATCTTAATGGCTCTATGGCTTGTGCAGTTTTAGAAAATTCTGACTCAGGCGCTTTACATTTTTTTAGAAACGAACAAAGACCTTTATATTTTACTGAGCTAGGCACAACAACGATTGTAGCTTCAACTCGTGATATTTTGGCTCGTTCTGGCATAAATCAAGCTACGAAAACACAAGCATGTTACACTTATAAAACTCAAAACAATCAGACGATGAAACACAAGGTACGTGATGTTATTGAAGATTTACAATGAAGCTGAAACAGTAAAAGTATTAGCACAACAAAGCGAAGGCAGATACACTAAATTTTTCAGAGCTGCTCATAGCCTCTGGAAAAGATTCAAAAACTATGAAAGACACCCACCTTATGTTTTGCTAAATGAAGAAAATGTAGAAGTTGCGATGATTTACTCTACTTTTAGTGATAAAACCAAATATACCAATCTTTATGAAATCTTTGCATTTGAGGGTCATTCAGGAAAAGGTTATGGAAAAAAGGCTTGGGAGTTATGGCTTCAAGCTATGTATGTACGTGGCGCACACCGATTAAAACTATCATGCACACCTGACTCAATAGGCTTTCACATGAAAAATGGTCTTGTGTTTTGGTCAGTAGATAGGTCAGGCTCATTGAGGTCAGACCAACCAATTATGCCTTCCATACAAGAACAAAAAGAGCTAAGAGAACGTGCAATTATTACACCTGATTTAGTTTTGCCTAATCAACAGGTCAGAAAAAGGCTCAAAGGTGAGGAACTAGAAAACTTAGATTTATCACAAAACAAATTATTGCAAACTTACGAGGCCATACAAAAAGTAGGAGATTTTTGGCTGCGCAAACATTTATAAATGGATTTGAGGTTAGAACAAAATAGACAAAAGGCTTTTATAGACTGGTCTGTTTGGTCTTTAAATTACAAAGATTGTGACCCTGCATTGTGGATGCTTAATTATTTATTTGACAGATATGAGCATAATATAGAGCAAAAATACTGGATTGCTTGGATATATGGCACTACTTATCATCTACCGACTGCTTGGATTATTTGGAATGAGTTTCCAGATTTTGAGTTAGTTGATTATGACAGATTGAAAGACTGGAATGACAAAAACTATAAAAGATTGCGCTATCAAACAGACACAAAATGGAATAAAGGACACCTACCAGAGCAATTTGCCTCTTATCAAAAGTGGGTAGCACATTCAAACGCTTTAGGCACACAAAGGTCTAAGTTTAAAAATCTTGGACATAATTTTTCTATGTTATGGAACAGTATTAACCAATTACATAAGTTTGGACGTTACAGCACATGGTTTTATATGCAAACATTAAATGATTGTGTCGGTCATCGTGTTGTGCCTACTAATTTGAAATTAGATGATTACTCAGGCTCTAGGAGTCATAGGAATGGTCTTTGCTATGCGTTAGCACGTGATGATTTGATAGATAAAAAACTAACAAATACACAGTTGCATGAGTTACAACAAGGCGCACAGTTTTTGCAAGACCAAATAAACGCTAAAGGTTTTGATATGGATTTCTACGAGATGGAAACGCTTTTATGTAGTTTCAAAAAAATATTCAGAACTTCAAGAGGTAGATACTTAGGCTATTACTTAGATAGACAAGCAGAGGAAATAAAAAAAGTAGAGGCTGATGGTTGGCATGGTATTGATTGGCAAGTTTTCTGGGATGGTAGGAAAGAGTGTTTGCATAAAAAATTGTCAGCATCAAGGAGCATTAGAGAAGATTTATACAAAGTTTTTCTCAATACAGGGACTTTGGAATATGGCACAGTTTAAAGCAGTAGCAATTGGTGGTGTTCCTGCAACTGGGAAATCAACACTAATGAAAGCCATAATTGAGAAACTTAAAAAAACTTCATCTCCTACCACTTGGAAATTTGGTCTTTTGAATGGCCTTATGTTTGACAATATCTGTATAATCGGTACGTATCCTGCTGAACAGACTTTTGGTGGCACAGATAGACTATCTATGGCTGCGCCTAAAGATATGCAAAAATTTATTGATTGGGGTGAAAGAAGTATTTTATTTGAAGGTGATAGATTGTTTACCAAAAATATTCTAGAAAATTTAATACAGAAATATGATACGAAAATAATTGTGTTGGATTGCGATGAGCAGACTTTAGACGAAAGACACAAAGCAAGAGGTGATAGTCAAACAGAAAAATTTCTTAAAGGGAGAGCTACTAAAATACAAAACATATTAAAGAGCGAGGCCATCAAGATAAGAACAGAGATATATACACTGTCAAGACTGAAATTGACCGACGACCTCGCAGACCAAGTTATTTCATTTTTTCGCCAAAGTTAATATTATCCCAATAATCAGCTGCTGTCATTGGCTCGTAAGTCCTCGTTCTAAAATTATAAATAAATTTAGCTTCACCAATTTTGCCATACAAGTCTTGTTCTCTTATTTTTCTTGTTATAACTTTCGTTGTATTTTCTTCAAAATCTCGGTGAACTGTTAATACTGCATCAGCTTGATTATGCCAATGCGCTGCGCCTGATATGTCGTATGCCGAAGGTGGCAGATATCCACCTTTATCTGTTTTTGGTAATTTTGTAGGGTGTGCAACTACCCAAAAGATTATGTCGTGTAATTTAGTAAATTTTTTACAAGTAGAAATAAAATCTCTTATGTGTTCATCTTCTCTGGCATTACCACTTCGTTTTGCATCAACCTCATTGTAAGGGTCAATAATCACACCATCTATCCCATATTTGAAACATGCAGATTTAGCAACTTTAAGTATGTAATCAATATTAGGCACAGACTCTTTTGCCTCAATGAAATAAAAATGCTCATGCACGAATTTCAAACCATCTTTCAAATCTTCTTTGGTCATTCGGTCATCTAAATTTTCATCAAAAGGTTTTTTACAAAACATTTGCAATAGTCTGCGGATATGCATCTGTGTTGAATGTTCTGGTGAGAATACAGCGAATTTCCATTTATAGTTTTGTGCGAGGTTTATTAATATTTGGTCTAGGAAAAGTGATTTACCATGATTTGGAATACCAGTCACAACATGGAATGTGCCTTTTAATATTTTATAAATATCATCTAAACCTGTTAGGCCTACTTCGTATGGCTTTTCATATTTACCATCATAAAGTTCTTGTATTTGTGACCAATAATCATTAGCTGTATAAAGACCTTCTACTGGATAAGGCTCAGCATTTTCAATAATTTCTTTTAGCAGCGCATGGCCTTCTTTCACTAAAATATCATTTGCATCTTTACAGCCCTCTGGCATTCTTACATACCAACATTTGTCCTTGCCAAATCTGTGCAAAAGTTCTTTATGCAAAGCTCTACCACTACTGTCATTGTCTGTGAATAAAATAATTTTCTTAGCACTTAAAGGGCAAAACTCTAGTGGCTTAAATCTAGCGTCTTTTTCATTGAACTTTGCCTCTTTGGGTGCGCCATTAGGTAGTGTAGTAGCATATGGGAAACCACATTCATACAAAGACAAAACGTCAATTTCTCCTTCAACAAAAATTACTGTTTCAGCATTTTCAACCCTTTCGTAGTTATAGAGTGTTGGCTTAGTATCTTTTTCTTGTTTGAATTTTTTATCAGCAGTCCGATATTTTATATTAGCTATGCCCTCTTTGTCGTAATATGGAAAAGCATACCAACCACTGTCAAAAGAAATTTTGAAATCTTTACAAGTTTGTTCAGATATGCCTCGTTTACGAAAATACGTGCTTTGCTGAATATAATTTCTGTTCACATTTTCTGGTCTTTTATATTCAACTTTCTTTTTGTATGGCCTAAACACATTATAACTTTCTGTCCAATTGCCTTTGTAATCACAATGGTGGCACAACCATACTGCCGAATCATTTTTTATGGTTAGTGATAAAGGATTGTCAGACATTTTATGTGGTGGCTGACATTTTGGACATTTTAATTTCTGATTACCTATTTGCGTATTGAAGTTTTTGATACCTTCTTCTAAAAGTTTAGTTTGTAAATCCATAATTATCCTGCAAGTGTGTTTAAATTATTTTTATTTTTAGATACTTTTATTTCTAAATAATCCAAATAACGTCTTTGATTTAACCATGTAGAAGCATGAGGAATGAAATATTCCTCAGTATTTTCTTTTTCACAAATCAATGCAAAATTACGACAAGCTGACCACAATTTAATAAATTCTTCCACTTTCAAAGATTTTTTAAAACTTAATGCAGCTTTATATTTTCCAATTTTTCTTGGATAGCTTTCCCAAAATTTATTGAAATCATCACTATATAAAGTTTTAGTATCTTCTTTAGTATTAACAGGCTCTTTGACCCTCTCACTCAGGTCTTTTGCAACCCTAGTGGTGTCAGAGCTTGTTGGAAGTAAAAGCGTATATTTATTAGACGTGTAAGAGCCACGTGAGTCTTTTCTATGTTCAATTGACAGAAATCCTTTTTCATGGAATTCTTTAATTGTTCTCTGGACACCTTTTGTGTCTTTCAGTCCTACTTTATCTGCTATGTGTCTGTGTGATGGATAACATTGTTTGTTTTCATCAGCATAATTGCACAATAACAGCAATATCAGTTTTTTCGTTGGTGTCAGGCCTTCTGTATTCCAACCTGCATTTAACATTTCAATACTCATTTGAGTCCTCCTAGATGGTAGTTTTTTAATCCCGAAGTAACTACCAAACTCCTCCAACAGCAACATGATTATCGGTTTTTATAGTGTCTGTCAGCACTAATACTTACGCTTTTAGAGTCGTCCAACAGTCAGTATCAATACAGTTGGGAAGACTTAGTCGTTTGTGAATCTCTTAGAATCATACCTCTTTTTGTAAATGTTTATTTTTTTATCTACTTCTTTTAAAGAAGTCCTAATTCTTTTAAGATTAGTAATATATTTTTTCTCTTTAACTAGCAGACTTTCTTTTCTTTTGGTCAGCTTTTTAAAGTTAGCAGCGACAATATCTTTTTTAGGCTTTTCTCTCTCAATGGCATCTTCAAGTCTTGATTTAGCAATATAGCCACCTTCAAAAATCATCTTTGTAATACGCCACTCTATTGTTGCATGGTTTGCATTGTGAGGTTGTTCTCCTGTGGAACACCTACATTTGTAATAGTGAATACAATGACCTAAATCATGAGCTAAATCAGACCAACCCTTTGAAGTATTAATCCAAACATTTATGTCGTTATACGCTTTAGAGTAAACTGTGTATCTGTTGCCAGAAGTTTCTTTTTCAAAAATTAATTTGCCTTTAAATTTTGGGTACTCTTGCCTAAATGCTTTTCGCCAAACTTGTTTAGCAATTTTGTAGTTTACTTTCTCTGCAACCTCTCTACGACTTGCAAACCTTATGGGAAACCCTTCGGATTCCCATAAAGTATTAATCTTGTTATACCAATTAAGAGATTCTCTACTACTACGCATCAGCTTCTCTCCTTGCTAAAATCCTATCATCTGCATCTGCGTCACGATTGTTTTGTATGTAGTCAATCCAATCTTTGACCTCTTGTAATTCGCACATTGTCAAGCCACGACATTTTTTCATTACAAGGTTTTTGCCATCAAGCACCCAATCAGAGTCGTAACCACATTTTTCGCACGTTGTCCTGATGCCTTCGCTGCTATCCCAGTAATAGTCAGCTTTCATGTTTCCACACATAGGACAAGTAGTTGCTTCGTGATAACCAGACATTACTCACCTCCCTTTATTTGCACATAGTTAGGCAGAGGAACAACATTGTCGTCTTTTTCTCTCTTATCCCAGTAAGCCTTGTAATGCTCAACAGTACCATCTTTTCTGTATATGGTCTTGTAGTGAACACGCTTTTTATAACATGAACTTCTGACTTCTTTTACAACAGGCGACTTTTTAAGGTCAGCAGCAGTAGTAATTTTTCCATCATCATACCAACCACCAATGTAGCTTTTGACTTCTTGCTTCGTAGCAAACTCACAAAATGGAGCAACCAAATTTTCAAAAACATGGTCTGCTGTCATACTGCCTTGCCAGTCAGAATTGAAACCAACATAAATTGAATATTGGTCATCTTCTTTTAGGAACTCAATCTGAAAGTCTTTTTGCGCTCTCATATAATTGTTGTCACTTTGAAACCAATATATATCAGCGTAATACGAGTTACGAACAGCAGCGCCAAGATTGTTATTATTCTTTAACAACTGCTTCACGTCATTAAGGGTCAAATCAGCATTAGTTCTGATTCTTACGATATTTTTTCTTTTTATACTTGTCATTTTTTCTCCAATCAAAAAAGTCAATTTCATTAGTATCTTCTTATAAAAATAATAAAAAGGCAAATAAATAAACCCTAAAAGGAATAATATGTGCTAACATTCTTGAAAGGCCTGTTGTTTACAATATTTTATGCTTAAAATAAATGGACAAAAAGTGGGAATAAATGAACAAAAAAACACACTTAGTAAAAAAAATTACAGCAAAGACTAAAAACCAGATACGTGAAAATTTTATTTATGGCATAGAAAATGATGGAGTGCGTGAGTTCCCTACGCTTGATGCATTAATAAAAAAACACAAAGTAGCCAAATCTACACTTTACAGATTAGCGCAGTCAGAAAATTGGAAGTTTCAAAGGGAACAACACCAAGTCAAATTTGAAAAAGAAATTGAGAAAAAAAGATTAGAGCGTAGAGTTGAGGAGTCAATAAACTTTGACAATAGCTCAATAAATTTAGCAAAAGGTATTTACAGCACAATAGCAAAAATGCTTTCAGAAAATACCAATAGAATAAATCAGGGCAAACTAGGAATGCCCTCAAACCAGTTGCGTTCTTTAGTAAGTGCTGCTGCGACTGCACAAAGAATTGCAAAATTAGCATTAGGTGAATCTACGGAGAATATAAATGCCAACGTCAAAGACGACGATGCCTTCAGAGAAGCTATGGACATATTGGACGAATATGCAAGAGCGAAGTCAAGAGGCAACGACAATACTCTACAGTAAATGGTTAGGCCAAGCTCGGCAAAAACAGTTAGCGCCAACAGAAGATTTTTTTATATGGCTTATCCTTGCAGGCAGAGGTTGGGGAAAAACAAGAACTGGCGCACAAGATATTGCGCTGTATGCACTAAGAAATTCTAATGTTAATTGTGCAGTAGTTGCACCAACACATGGAGATTTAAGGAGAGTTTGTTTCGGTGGACCAAGTGGCCTTATGTCTATAATCCCACAAGAATGTTTAGATACGAAACAGCAGAAAGGTTACTCAAGCTCTTTGAATGAAATAAGATTATACAATGGGTCAAAGATAATCGGTTTTGCAGCACAAGAGCCAGATAGATTGCGTGGACCACAGTTCCATAGGGCTTGGTGTGACGAGTTAGCTGTTTGGCGTTATCCTGAGGCATTTGACCAACTAATGTTTGGATTAAGATTAGGTAACAAACCACAATGCATAATTACAACAACACCAAAACCAACCAAAATAATAAAAGAGCTAATTGAAAGAAAAGACTGTATAACATACAAAGGCTCAACATTTGAGAACGAAGGTAATCTTGCTGACTCAGCACTAAGTATGCTCAAAGAAAAATACGAAGGCACAAGTTTAGGACGTCAGGAACTTTTTGCTGAAATTGTAGATGATATTGAGGGTGCATTGTGGAATGTTTCTATGATTGACGAGCAACGCTTGAAGAAAGATACTGACATTGAATTAATACAAATAATTGTTGCCATTGACCCTGCTGTGACAGCAAATGAGAATAGTGACGAAACAGGCATAATTGTAGTAGGCAAAGATGCTAGTGGCCATTTTTATGTGCTTGAAGATTTATCAGGCAGACATTCTGCAGATAAATGGTGTAGAATTGCAATAAAGGCGTTTTATGAATGGAACGCTGATAGAATTGTTGCAGAGGTCAATAATGGTGGTGACTTGGTAGAAAGATTACTAAGAAATGTAGAAGCCAATATTCCCTATCGCTCAGTTAGAGCAACAAGAGGAAAGCTGACGAGGGCAGAGCCAATATCAGCATTGTATGAGCAGAAGCGTGTGCATCATATCGGTTATTACGAAGAATTAGAGGCGCAGATGTGCAGTTATACAGGTTTATCAAGTCAAGCAAGTCCAGATAGGTTGGACGCTTTAGTTTGGGGTTTATTTGAATTATCTAAATCTCATGGTAATGTTAATTGGAGAATAAGCTAATGGCAGAGAAAAAAAATTTCTTTCAACGACTGTTTAACTTTGGCGCAAAAGAAAATAAACAGGCTAGTAACATGATGGGTTATTTTGGCGTAAAACCCATGAATAGACAGTATAAATATCAAGACGTAGCTAAAGAAGGTTACATGGAAAATGCAATTGTTTATAGATGTGTAAACGAAATTGCAAAAGGTGCATCAGCAGTTCCATATATGATAAAAGTGGGTGATGAAATTGTTGAAGAAACAGCTGTTCATACATTATTAGATAGACCAAACCCTTTACAATCTTACTCAGAGTTTTTTAATTCTTTGTTTAGTTATTTACTGCTCTCAGGAAATGCTTACATTTTAAGAGTTGGACCAGAAAATCAACCACCACAAGAATTACACTTATTGAGGCCAGACAGAATAGTTATCAAAGGTGGCGATAAATACATACCAGAGCGTTATGAATATATGATTAATGGTAGAGTTCAAGAAGTTTATGAGGTTGACCAAGAAAATGGTGCAAGTGAGTTGAAACACATAAAACTTTGGAATCCATTAGACGATTATTATGGATGCTCACCGATTGGCGCAGCTGCAGTAGAAATAGACCAACACAACCTCGCTAGTAAACACAATGTAAATCTTTTAAATAATGGTGCAAGACCAAGTGGCGCTGTAGTATTTAAACCAAAAGATGATGCAGGATATTCTGTAAATCTTACAGAGTCACAAAGACAACAACTACTTACAGATTTAAATAATAGGTTTTCAGGAACCAGTAATGCAGGTCGGCCTCTACTCTTAGAAGGTGACTTTGACTGGAAAGAGATGGGACTGAGTCCCAAAGACATGGATTTTATAAATTTAAAACACATGAGCGCAACAGATATTGCTTTATGTTTCGGTGTTCCGTCCCAACTTGTTGGCGTTCCAGATAGTCAAACTTACTCAAATGTAGCAGAAGCAAGACTCGCACTTTATGAAGAAACAATAATTCCACATTTAAGAAAGATACAATCTGATTTGAATGAGTGGTTGTTACCAATGTTTGCAGACAATCTTAAATTTGAATACAACATTGATGAAATACCTGCAATAACAGAAAGAAGAAGAATGATATATGAGAATGTCACATCAGCAGTACGTGAAGGCATAATAACTCGGAATGAGGCTAGAGAAAGATTAGGCCTATCTCCAATGGATGGTGGAAATGAACTATACATATCAGCAAACCTTTTTCCATTGGGTGGTGGCGAAGTTCCTGCACCAACAACAAATGAAGAAGATGGCAAAGAGTATGAGGATGCGCTAGAGCATTTGCTTGATGACGAAGGTAAATCTATAAAAAAAAGAATTGAAAAACTTGAAGAAGTAGCACACACACCAAAAGGCTTGAAGGATATGGAAGGTTATGCTGAATTGGTAGATAAACTAGAGCAAAAAAAAACTAACTTTCCAAAAAGAGGAGAGGACAAAAAAATATCACTAAGAAATAGCAATTATCCACAGTTTGATTACACCTTCGCCAAAAATGTCAAGGAAGTAGGAGTCGGCAAACAAATATGGAAAGCAGGAGGCAACATTAGAGGTAATGAGGCGTTTATGTTATGGGGTAGAGCAAAAAGAGGTGATGAAACACCTGCAATATTAGACTGGATAAAAGAAAGAGAGGCTTGGGCTGCAAGGCATAGTGTTAATGATGGCAACCAATTTGTAAGTGGTAAAACTGAGCCAAACTTATCAAATGTAGGTGGTGTTGTTGCTTTAATGAAGTGGGGTGTTATAAACCCAAAACTTGGTATTCAAGGCATGAAAGATGTAATCCTTGAACTAATTAAAAAATTAGAGGGCAGAAAAGACCCTGATGACAAAGACTTTGCAGACGAATATTGGAAACTAATGATTGATGAGTCAGACGTGATTGAAACAGATTTATCATTACAGGAAGAAAAACAAGTTTCCGAAAAAGTCAAAAAAGCACTAAAGAAAAAGGTTGATGACCACAATGAAAAGTATGGTGACAATCCAAAAAAAAGGGCAACACTAAGAATGCTGACAGCAGTTTTCAGACGTGGAGTGGGTGCATTCAATACCAATCCTAGCTCAGTAAGGCCAAGAGTGACTGGCGCTGACCAGTGGGCATATGCCAGAACGAATTCTTTTTTGAGTGCATTGAGAACAGGCAGATTTCAAGGTGGCAGACATGACACAGATTTATTCCCAAAAGGACACCCACTATCATCTAAATAGAAAAAGATATCGGCAGCGTAGATTTAATGCTCGGTATGAGATACGACACCAATTAAGACTGCGTAATAATTTGGAAAAAATGTTTTATAGAGATTTGTTGAGAGTCTTTAACAAAAACGCAGACAAAGTAGCAGTTGAGATGGGTATGGGTTTGGATTACTCGCCTGATGCGAATGCAAGACTACTTGGCTTCCAATTACTTGAGATTATTGATAAAAACTTAAGAAGGATTTTTGAAAACATAATCAAATACAACATAACACTTTATGACCCAGATAAAAAAGATTTAGAGTTTACAAGTCATGGTAGCGAAATCACGTTTGAAATTCTTTACAGAGAATATTTAGCAGACCGAACTTTTATTTTTGAAACACTAACATTAAACCAATCAAATGCAATACTGAAAATAATCAGGCAGTTGAGAGGGCAAAACCTAGCTTTACAAGATATTGAAAAAGGAATAAAACAGGCTATAAAGGGTTTTAGTCCAATGAGGGCAGCACGTATTGCAAGGACAGAAACACATAGCGCTGCTTCACATGCATCACATTTTTATAACAAAAAGATTAGCGACCAATTAGGGCAAAGACTATTAAAAAGGTGGGTATCAGTGGGAGATGCAAGAACTAGGGATAGTCATGCAAGAGCAAATGGACAAGTAAGACCTATGGACGAAGATTTTCAAATTAATGGCACACCAATGTCTTTTCCAAGTGACCCAAAGGGTGGAGCAAGAAATGTAATAAATTGTAGGTGTGTAGTTGTTTATGTTGATGAGGAAGATTTAGGTTTGATTAAGCAGTGATTATTGTGCTAGGATACAAACTGGAATACTATATATAGTTAAATGCCTATACCGAAACCTAAACCAAGCGAAAGTAGGCAACAGTTTATGTCAAGGTGTATGGGAGATAAAACGATGACAGACGAATATAAACCAAACCAAAGAATGGCAATCTGTTCTAGTCAGTACAAATCAAAAGAGGAAGAATCCTCAGAATCCAAACGAGAATTACGAAAGGATGTCTTTACTACGCAGAGAGAAGCTGAAGCAAGGGCAGAAGAAATAGGTTGTGTGGGTTTTCACTCACATGACGAAAATGGCAGAAAAATATATATGCCATGTGAAACTCACACTGATTATGTCAGATTAATAGGAGAAGATGTTAAAGATGATGAAAAATCAAACCTTGATAATGTAGAGGAACTTTTTGACATTGAGCCTTTCATTGTTAAAACAGAAATTAAAACAATCAAAGAAGATGAAGAAAATGAGGAAGGAACTTTTGAAGGATATGCGTCTGTCTTTAACAAGGCGGATTTAGGAAATGATGTAGTTGTTTCTGGAGCATTTAGAAAGTCCTTAAGAAAAAAAGGCGCAAAAGCTGTAAAACTTTTATATCAACACAAATCAGATATGCCAGTAGGTGTATTTGAATCAATTAAAGAAGATGAACACGGATTATTTGTCAAAGGGCGTTTAGCTTTAAAAACAGGAGCAGGAAGAGATGCTTTTGAACTTTTAAAAATGGGCGCATTAGATGGTCTTAGTATTGGATTCAAACCGAATCCGAAAGCAACTTACTACGACAAGCGTACAAAAAAACGTATGCTTGAAGAAGTAGAACTTATGGAAATATCGCTTGTAACATTTCCTATGAATCCTGATGCGAGGATTAGGCAAGTGAAAGGAGAAGATGTTTCAATAAGGGAATGGGAAAATGGAATGCGAGATGCTTTCAATCTTTCACGTTCTGAATCAAAAATTGCTGCAAAAGCAGTGCATGACGCTTTTACTCAACGAGAGGTTGAGCAAGATGCTGAATTAGTACAAGCTGTACAAAATTTAGGAAAAATTTTTAACTCTTGGAGAAATTAACTCATGGATAATGAAGTAAAGAGTGCAATTGAGGATATCGGCTACGCTTTTGAGGAATTCAAAAAAGCTAATGACGAGAAACTTGAAGCACTAGAAAAAGGTAAGAGTTATGATGGTTTACTTGACGAAAAACTTGCGAAAATTGAAGAAAAGATGGACGCATTTGAGCCAATAAACCAGAAAATAACTCAAGCCGAAGCGAATCAAGAGAATATCAAGGAGCAGATTTCTAACTTAGAAACTCTCATAAAGCGTCCAAACTCAGGAATGGAAGCGAAGCAAATTGATGAAACTCTTATGGCTTTTGACAGCTACTGCAGAAAAGGTCTTGAAGGTCTTACTGAAGTAGAGAAAAAAGCATTAACTGTATCTAACGACTCCACAGGTGGCTATTTAGCTCCACCAGAGTACGTTAGGGAATTACTTAAAACTGTAACTGAAATAAGCCCTATAAGGTCTATTGCCAGAGTCAGACAGACTGCACAAAGAAGCATTCAGATTCCAAAAAGAACTGGACAATTCGCAGCGCAGTGGGTTGCTGAAAGTGGCACAAGGTCAGAAACAGAAGGCTATTTAGTAGGTCTTGAAGAAATACCTGCACACGAGTATTACGCTATGGTGGATATTTCTGAGCAAGACTTAGAAGACTCAGTATTTAACTTAGAAGCTGAAATGCAATCAGAATTTTCTGAGCAGTTTGCGAAAGCAGAAGGCACAGCATTTGTTTCAGGTAATGCTGTAGGAAAGCCAGAAGGATTTATGACAAATTCAAATGTTTCAGAAGTAAACAGTGGAGCAGCTTCTGCATTGACAGGAGATGGTCTTATTTCATTAGTACACAGCATCAAATCAGAATACAGCAGAAATGCAAGTTTTGTTTTCAACAGAAGCACATTAGCTGAAATTAGAAAACTAAAAGACACAGCAGGACAGTATGTATTCCAAGCAGGAATGATGCTAACAAGTGGAGTGCCTAATTCAATATTAGGATTCCCATATATCCAAGCTACTGATATGCCAAGTGTGGGAGCAAACAATTTCCCAATAGCATTTGGTGACTTCAATCGTGGGTATATGATTGTAGATAGAATCGCAATGGCAGTATTACGTGACCCATTCACACAAGCTACATCAGGTAACATTAGATATGTTGCAAGAAGAAGGGTTGGTGGACAAGTTATTCAATCAGAAGCCATTGTTAAACAAAAAGTTGCAAGTTAAGGAGAAATAGCACATGAAAGATTTAAGTAATAATATCGTACCTGTTGTTTCTTTAGCAGCAGCAGTTAGAACAGCAGCAGCTAATGGTACTGGCGTTGATTTACAAGGTTATGAATCAGCAACTGTATTAGTAGATGTGGGCGCAGAAGGAGATACCCTATCAGGTTCTGTATTTTTTGAAGTTTCATTAGAGCATTCTGATGACAATTCATCATTTTCAGACGTTGTACAGGCTGACATTATTGATGGTACTATTGCCTCAGGTGGAATATTCTTGAAGTTAGATGGTACTACTGGTGGTGACCCAGACTCTGCAGGTGGTATTTTCAGAGTTGGTTATGTTGGTGGTAAGAGATATCTAAGGGTTGTATTAGCAAAAACTGGTACACACTCAAATGGAACACCTCTTGGCGCAATGATTATAAAAGGTCATGCAAGACATTCCGACGACAATGCATTTACTGCACACAACGCATAGTAATTGTGTAATTTGGGAGGCTTCGGCCTCCCACTTTTAAGGAGAAATAAAATGCCATACCATTACGACATGGATAAAGATAAAAGAAAAAAGAAACCGAAAAGAAAAGAAGATATGACCAAAAAGCCAAAAAAACCTATGCAAATGGGTAAAGGAAATAAACCAAAAAAACCCATGAAAACTTTAGGAGATTATTTAAGAGGTAAATAAAAATGTCTAAAAAATTTAAAATAATTGTTCCAAAAGCAGGTAGCAATGACGAGCTAGGACTAACACAAAAATTGTATGTGTTAGATGAAAAAGTTGAAGCAAAAGAATCATGGCAACAAGATTTAATGCAAACTTTCGTCAGCAATGGTTGGGCTATAGAGATTAAAGAAGAAGAACTTTCAGAGGTTGAGGAAGCAGAGCCAGTCAGAGCAAGAAATGACAAAGGACATTATATTGCTGATGACCCAAACACACCTGATGTCAATGAGGCCTATGTTAGTGGCAAAGCTCCAAAAAAATCAGGACAAACTAAAAAATCCACTAAGAAAAAAAGTTAGTGTGGGAGCTTCCCCTCCTTAGAAAGAATTTCATATCTCTAGTTCCCACACACTTTTTGTTGATGTAAACTAGAGAAAGCAGATGCTGAAATGGTAGATACCATATTTTATAAGGACAAATATGAGTGCAGGTTTTCATCATTTCACAATAGAACAAGGTGCTACCTTTAGCAAAGTTTTAACGCTTAAAGATAGTTCCAACACAGTAATAAATCTTACAGGCTACGCTAGTGCAGAGATGGACTTACGTGCCGAACAAGACTCATCATCAGAAATATTAACACTAACAACAGCTAATGGCAGGATAGCATTAGGTGGCTCTGCAGGAACTGTTACTTTAACTATATCGGCTTCTGACACTGCAAACCTGAGTGTGCAAGATGGCGTATATGATTTAGAGATTGTTGATGGCTCTAGCAATATTTTTAGGATTTTAGAAGGAACTTTTAGCGTAAGAGGTAATGTAAGCAGATAATGGCCATAAGTAGAGTCACAGTATCAGACACCTCAACAATCAATTCTGTCACTATTACAGATACCAATGCAATATCTGTAGTCACAGTTGGAACACAAGGTCTTAGTGGTCCAAACGCTATACTCGGCAGAAGTGTGGTGGACTCTACTGCAAGTACCTCAGGCTCACTTTTAATATACGACCATGACAATACACGATGGGAAGATAGTCAAAGCACAAGGTCACAGTCGCTGACAGCTAAGTTATTCAATTTACAATTTACTACTGGTGGCGCAACTGTTACTCAAATTTTTGATGAGGATGACATGTCATCAAATAGTGCAACAGGCCTTGTCACACAACAATCAATCAAAGCCTATGTGGATGCGCAATTAACAGCACAGGATTTGGACTTTCAAGGCGACTCAGGTGGCGCTTTATCCATTGATTTAGATAGTGAAACGCTTGATATTGCAGGTGGCACAGGTATTGATACAAGTGGCTCTGGTAATACAATTACAGTTGCCATAGACGCAACTGTTGCCACACTCTCTGGCGCACAGACTTTGACCAATAAAACAATTGATGCTGACAATAATACCCTTTCAAACATTGAAGTAGATAATTTAAAGTCAGGTGTGTTAGATACTGATATATCTTCAGTAGCAGGCACAGATACAACTTTAGCTTCAGCAAAAGCAATCAAAACATATGTGGATGCACAGCTTACTGCACAAGACCTAGATTTTCAGGGTGATTCAGGAGGTGCATTGTCAATAGACTTAGACTCGGAAACATTAGACATAGCAGGTGGTACTGGTATAGATACTGCAGGCTCAGGTAATGTCCTAACTGTTAGCATTGATTCCACAGTCGTAACTTTATCAGGCACACAAACACTAACTAACAAAACTTTAACAAGTCCAAAAATAAATGATTCAAATGCAATAACTGCAACAGGTGCAGAGATAAACATAATTGATGGTGATACTTCTGAATCAGCAGTAGTTATAGTTGATGCTGACCGATTTATTGTCAATGATAGTGGCACAATGAAGCAATTAGCAGCTTCAAGAATATCAACATATGTCGCAGGCACAACAGAAACACTAACAAACAAAACAATTAATGCCGACAACAACACAGTTTCAAATATAGAGGTAGATAACTTCAAAGCCTCTGCCATAATCTTGGAATCAGAGGGTATAGGCAGTAATGATAATGACACCACAATTCCAACCTCAGCTGCAGTTAAAGATTATGTAGATACACAGATTACAGCAGAGGATTTAGATTTAACGTCTGATAGTGGCACAATTGCAATAGACCTTGATAGCGAAACGCTCACAATTGCAGGTGGCGAAGGAATAGACACATCAGCCACAGGAAACACTCTTACAATAGCTGCCGAAGATGCAACAGCCTCAAATAAGGGTGTGGCCTCTTTTGATTCAACAGATTTTACAGTTTCATCAGGTGCAGTCACAGTCAATGCTGAAAGAGTTCAAGATATCGTTGGTGCAATGGTATCTAGCAACACGGAAAATGGTATATCAGTTACTTATGAAGATAGTGATGGCACATTAGATTTTGATGTTGCAGACCCAACACTAACTTTTACAGGTGATGTTACTGGCTCTGGCACAATTACAAATCTTGCAGATACTTCTTTTGCCCTAACAATTGCAGCAAACTCAGTTGCACTCGGCACAGATACAACAGGAAACTTTGTTCAGGCAATTTCAGGCACTTCAAATGAGATTGAAGTTAGTGGAAGTGGCTCAGAAGGAGCAACAGTAACAATTGGTCTGCCTGATGATGTGACTATCGGAAACGACTTAATTGTTACAGGTAATCTTACTGTTCAAGGAAGCACAACCACATTAAATACTGCGACATTGGATGTGGAAGATAAAAATATTACGCTAAATAAAGGCTCAGGTGATACTAGTGGCTCTGCTGATGGTGCAGGTATCACTATACAAGATGCGGTAGATGCATCTACTGACGCTACCATTTTGTGGGACGCAAGTGCTGATATATTCAAAACTTCACATGGCTTAAGAATAAATGGAGATACCAAAACATTTTCTGTTGGCGCAGGTGGTGATTTCTCACTTGTTCATAATGGCACTGATACTTTTATGGCTAACTCTACTGGTCATTTTTACATAACCACTACCTCAGATGATAAAGACATAATTTTTAGAACAGATGATGGCTCTGGTGGTGTCGCTGAATACATAACAGTTGATGGTAGTCAAGAACGAACTGTTTTTCATAAACCTATAAGAATTGATGATAATGTTGGTTTTAATGTCGGCACAGGAAGTGACTTCCAAATAAGCCATAATGGTACAAATAGCATTATTGCAAACCACACAGGAACATTATTCATAACACAAAATGTTGATGATGGTGATTTACAGCTTAGAAGTGACGATGGCTCTGGTGGAACTACGTCCTATATAACTTTAGATGGTAGTGCAGTTCGTACTGAGTTCCCTAAAGACACAAAACACTCAGATGATGTTAAGGCTTTATTCGGTGGTGGTAATGACTTAGAAATTTTCCACAGTTCATCTAACAATCATTCAGTAATAAAAGAATCTGGTAGTGGTAATTTAAGAATAAATGCAGATGATTTGATAATTTATAATACTGCTGTAAATGAAACTAAAGCATCATTTTTAACAGATGGTAGTGTCAGGTTGTTTCATAATGATATTAAAAAGTTTGAAACAACCTCAACAGGTATAGATGTTACTGGAGCAGTTGTTGCCACAAGCCTAGATATTAGTGGAGACGTTGATGTAGATGGCACTCTTGAAGCAGATGCGATAACTGTCAATGGCGAAACACTTGCCGAAGTAATAGCTGACACAGTGGGAGCAATGGTCGGCTCAAACACCGAAACAGGAATAACAGTAACATTCAATGATAGTGACAACACTTTGGATTTTGTTGTTGGCACATTAAACCAAGATACGACTGGAACTGCTGCTCTTGCAACACAGGTCACAGTTTCGGCAAATAATTCTACAGACGAAACAATATTCCCAGTCTTTGTAGATGGTGCAACAGGCTCACAGGGTTTAGAAACAGACACAGGCTTCACTTACAATCCCTCAACTGGTTTAATCTCCTCTGCAGGCCTTACAGCGTCTGGAACAATAACATTTGGCAGTATATCTGATGGCAGTATAACAATTACTGCTTTTGTTGATGAGGATAACATGGCCTCTAACTCAGCTTCCTTAGTACCAACACAACAATCTGTAAAAGCCTACGTTGATGCCGAAGTATCAGCTGCAGGTGGTATGTCAAGTTTCATTATGGAAGATGATGATGGCACAGAAGTAACAATCAATAACAATAAAGAAGTTAAATTTATTGGCTCAGGCATAACAACAAACTTTACTGATACAAGCACAGGCTCTGATAGTGACCCATTTGATTTGACCTTTACAATTGACGCTGCACAAACAGGTATAACCTCTATCCTTGCTACAGATTTAAAGATTGGAGAGGACGACCAAACAAAAATAGATTTTGAAACAGCAGACGAAATACATTTCTATGCTGCAAATGCAGAACAAGTTTTTGTATCTGATGGCGTTTTTGGACCACAAACAGACAGTGACGTAGATTTAGGAACAAGCTCAGTAAGATTCAAAGACGCTTACTTTGATACCTTGAATACAAGTGGAACTATTACATCAGGAGCAAATAGTGGAGTTATAAAAGAAATAGGAAGTGACTTATCATTAGTACAAGGAGCAGTTGGTTTAAGAATTAATGATGCAGCTTCAGCAATCTCACCAACCACAGCTAGTGCTAATAATGATGATGCTGTTGATTTGGGTGTCAGTAATATTAGATTCAAGGATATTTATATATCAGGAAAACTCACTAATGACGGGAGCGGAGGCGTATCGTTAGACGCTGCAGGAGATATTACTCTTGATGCTGATGGTCAAGATGTTCTTTTCAAAGATGGTGGCACACAATTCGGCTCTATCAGAAAAAATGGAAACAATATTCAACTCATGGCCTCCATACAAGATGGTGATATTACATTTCATGGTGATGATGGTGGCTCAGCTATCACTGCCCTTACACTTGATATGTCAGATGCAGGTACAGCAACTTTTAACCACGATATAAAATTAGCTGATAATGGGAAAGCTGTATTTGGTGATGGCAGCGATTTAAATATATTCCATGATGCAACTGATGGCAAAATAGAAAATGAAACTGGTGACTTAAGATTTTTACAAAAAGCAAATGATGGTGACATTATATTTTCAAGTGATGATGGCTCTGGTGGCACTATTCAATATTTCAGAGTTGATGGTGGTAATGAAATTGTAGAATTTAACAGAGATGTAAAACTTGGTGATAACGTAGATTTGAAGGTTGGAACTGGTAACGATTTACAGTTATTGCATGATGGAACAAATTCAATTATTAAAAATACTTCTACAGGAAATCTAATTATCAGAAATACAGTTGATGATGGAGATTTGATATTGCAGTCAGATGATGATTCTGGTGGTGTTACAAACTATATAACTTTAGATGGTAGTGGAGCACAAACAATATTTGGACAAGATGCAAAATTTGGTGATAGTGTCCTATTAAAATTTGGAGCTAGCAATGACCTGCAGATAAAACATGACGGCTCAAATTCATTTATAGACCAAGTTGGTGTTGGTAGCCTTAACATACGTAATACAACTGATGACGCAGATATTATTCTATCCTCTGATGATGGTAGTGGTGGTGTTACAGCTTATTTATCACTTGATGGCTCTGAAGGTAATATTTTTTCTAGTGTCAATTTCAGAGCAGTTGATAACAAATTGATTGGTGTTGGTAATGCACATGACCTAAGACTAAAACATGATGGCACAGATTCTATAATTCAAAATGAAACAGGTAGCCTAAGTATTATAAATAATACTGATGACGGAGATATTATTTTTAAAACAGATGATGGCTCAGGCAGTAATACAGCTTATTTAACTCTTGATGGTAGTGCTACAACTATCAACTTTGCAAAAAATGCCACATTTCCAGATGATGTAAAAATAGTATCAGGCACAGGTGGAGATTTAGAAATATTCCACAATGGTTCAAATAGCGTAATTAAAGACACAGGCACAGGCAATCTAAACTTAATATCAAATGGTGC